GAACTAGACGCTCAGAATTAGCAGAGGTTAAATCTAATATCTTCAAAGACTTTATAAGAAAACTATAACAAAACCTACGCAGCTTTTATGACTTGCGAAGGGTTTGAAATGGTAATTGTTATAAATAATAGTAACTGAAAAATTAATTAATTTTTACAAGGAGACCGAATGTCTGAAACCGAAATTAAGAAAGTAGAAGGTATAGGAGAGCAAAGCAATCTTGCAAATAAAGATGCTGCGCCCGCTGAACCTGCTCACCTTAAAAATGACGCTGAAGATTTGGGCAAGGCTGTAGTTAAACCTACAGACCCTGATGGCCAAACTGCTGCGAAAAAGGTTAAGAAAGCATCGGATCAAACAACTAAAAACGCTAAGGACGGATCATTACCAAATGATAACAAACCTGGCTCATCTGTTAAAGAAGAAGAAGTAGAAGTAAAAGACGGTGTAGAAACTGTTGCTGAAACTGCTGAAGATTCTGAAATGGAAATTGATTTGACTGCTGATGTTAAAGCATTAGTTTCATCTGACGCTGACCTTTCTGAGGAATTCAAAGAAAAAGCAGCGACTATATTTGAAACTGCTGTTAGAACAAGAATAAAAGAACAGACAAAGATTCTTGAAGCGAAGTATGAAGAAAAACTTTCAACTGAAAAAGAAACAGTAAAAGAAGCTATGGTCGCAAAAGTTGACTCATATCTAAACTATGTTGTTGAAGAATGGATGAAAGAAAATGAATTAGCAGTAGAAAGAGGTATTCGTACCGAAATCGCTGAAGATTTTATTACTGGTCTTAAAGGTCTTTTCAAGGAACATTACATTGAAGTTCCTGAAGAAAAATACAATGTGCTTGAGGACTTAACAAATCAGGTTAAAGATTTAGAAGGTAAACTTAATGAACAGATTGAAAAGAATGTAAATCTGAGCAAAGCAGTTTCTGAATCTGAAAGAACAAATATTATTGCTGATGTAGCTGCTGATTTAGCAGATACAGAAACAGAAAAATTTGGAAAAATGGCTGAAAATGTTGAGTACGAAAGCGCACCAAAATTTAGAGAAAAATTAGAAACTGTTAAAGAATCTTATTTCCCTAAAACTAAAATAGATGAAGCAGCGTCAAAAGACGAGGTTGATTCTGTGGCGGCGAACGAACCTGCTGATTTTTCAAGATCAGGTAAGTCCGATGCTATGGCTGCATACACTGCCGCTATTTCAAAAAACCTTAATAAGTTAAAAGCTTAATAAGGGTGACACTAATTAACAATTAATAGGAGAGATAAAATGTATCTTACTGAAAATTTACAAGAGAAATGGCAGCCAGTCCTAGAGCATCCAGATTTACCAAAAATCGAAGATTCTTATAAGAGAGCTGTTACGACTGTTATTCTTGAAAATCAAGAAAAAGCAGGTAGGGAAAACCACAGCTTTATGGCAGAGGCAGCACCTACAAACGCAATGGGCGCTTCAAGTTCAACTGCTGCCGCAGGTAGTGTTGACACTTGGGATCCCGTTTTAATATCACTAGTTAGAAGAGCAATGCCAAATCTTATCGCATATGATGTTTGTGGCGTTCAACCAATGACTGGTCCTACAGGCTTAATTTTCGCTATGAAATCAAGATATGGTTCACAAGCTGGTGCTGAAGCACTATTTGATGAAGCTGATTCTGATTTTTCTGCTGAAGATGCTGCTTCAAATACAGGTTCACCTGATTCACATTCAGGCGCTAACCCTGCAACTTTAAATGATAGTCCTGCTGCTGGTACTTATACTACTGGTTCTGGAATGTCAACTTCTGAAGCAGAAACATTAGGTGACGGAACTGATGAGTTCGCTGAAATGGCTTTCTCAATCGATAAAGTTACTGTAACTGCTAAATCAAGAGCTCTTAAAGCTGAATATACTATGGAACTTGCTCAAGACTTAAAAGCAATCCACGGTTTAGATGCTGAAACAGAACTTGCGAACATCTTATCAAGTGAAATTCTTGCTGAGATTAATCGTGAAGTAGTTAGAACTATTTACACTACTGCAAAAGCTGGTGCTCAAGTGAACACTACTACTGCAGGTATTTTTGATCTTGATACCGACTCAAATGGTCGTTGGTCAGTTGAGAAATTCAAAGGACTTCTTTACCAATTAGAGAGAGATGCCAATGCGATTGGTCAACAAACTCGTAGAGGTAAAGGTAATTTAATCATCTGTTCTGCTGATGTAGCTTCTGCTCTTCAAATGGCTGGTGTTTTAGATTACGCTCCTGCGTTAGCAACTAACTTAAATGTTGATGATACTGGTAATACTTTTGCTGGTGTACTTAACGGTAAATTCAAAGTGTATGTTGATCCATATTCTGCGAATGTTAGTGCTTCTCAATTCTATGTTGCTGGATATAAAGGTACTTCACCTTATGATTCAGGGATTTTCTATTGTCCATATGTTCCACTACAAATGGTGAGAGCAGTTGGTCAAGATAGTTTCCAACCTAAAATCGGGTTTAAAACTCGTTATGGTATGGTTGCTAATCCTTTCGCAACATCTAACGGTGCTGGTGCAATTGATTTAACATCACCTGCAGCTGGTAATCAAAATGTTTATTATCGTAGAGTTAAAGTTACTAACATTATGTAATTTTACTTTTATAAAAAACAAAAAAGAGGGGGGCTTTATGTCCCCTTTTTTTGGTCTTATAAATATCAATGTCATAACTTATAATAGATGACTTTACTGTGCAGGTGAGGCACAAAAGGAGAACTATGTTTAAGATAACATTGACTTACTTGATAGCTGTAGTGCTTTCAAGTATTTTAGCATTCCCACTACAAGCAAAATCCCCAAAAATAGGTTTTATATATATAGGTCCACCAGGAGATCATGGTTGGACTTATCAACATAACGAAGGTCGTAAGGCAATCGTAGATGAATTGGGGTATAAGACCACATATGTTGAAAATGTTCCAGAAAATGCAGATGCTGTAAGAGCAATAAGAAGTCTAGCAGAATCAGGACATGATTTAATATTTACAACATCCTTTAATTACATGGATCAAACTTTGGAAGTTGCAAAAGACTATCCAGATGTAAAGTTTGAGCATGCTACAGGATATAAAAGAACTGATAATATTTCAACATACTCAGCAAGATTTTATGAAGGTCGTACCATCATAGGACATATTGCAGGTAAAGAAACAAAGACAAATATAATTGGTTATATTGCTTCGTTTCCTATACCCGAAGTTATAAGAGGTATTAATGCGTTCTATTTAGCGGCAAATAAAGTAAATCCAAATATTGAATTAAAAATCATTTGGGCATTTACTTGGTATGATCCAGGTAAAGAAGCAGATGCTGCTAGTACTCTAATCAATCAAGGTGCAGATATAATTGTACAGCATACTGACACTTACGCTCCATGTCAGGTTGCAGAAAAAATGGGTGTGAAAGCATTTGGTCAAGCAAGTGACCAATTTAAGTTTTGTCCTAATGCTCAACTGACAGCAATCATTGATGACTGGAGTTCTTACTATATTGCAAGAGCAAAAGCAGTTGCAGATGGTAGTTGGGAAAGTACAGACACATGGTGGGGATTGGACAAAGATATGGTGAAGATGGCAAAATATACTAATATGTCACCTGAAACTAAATATGAAGCAATCGCATTAGAGAACGCTTTAAGAGATGGTAAGATTCATTCTTTTGAAGGACCAATCTATAACCAAGAGGGTGAATTAGTTGTACCAGAAGGACAAGTAGCAGACGATGGATTACTTGCAGGTATGAATTTTTATGTTGAAGGTATAGAAGGTAAGTTACCAAAATAACAATTGAATAAGTGGGGGGTATTTCCCCCCTTATAAATAGTAGTATGACAACAACAAATGTATATACTCGACAGCCCGCAAAGATGGACTATGCAAGTCCTATTCAGTTTAGGTTTAAATGCACAAAATTACCAAATGTAGAATTTTTCTGTCAATCAGCAAACCTACCTGGAATTTCATTAG